TTGCATCATCCGCACTCTTTTGTATCCCTAGATGACCAACACGAACTTTATCCCCTTTATTAATGTAATAAGTCTGTTTTGGAATGTTTAATTCCTTCAGAACACCAGTAATAACAACTTCTACTTTCTTAGAACTACCACCAGAATAACCATAAGCAACATTACCATATCTAACTTCATCACCGAGATCATAAGAACTCGTCATGGTATTAAGACCAACAAATTGGTCTACAGTTGTACCTGAATAAGTTACAACTCCAACAGTTCCATTGTTTACTAGGTTTAAAATACCACTTGTTGGAAACCCTACCGTAGTGTCCACTGTAAGGACCGTGGCACCGATAGAAACTGGGTCTACTAGTCTTGTTCTACCTGGGACAACAAACGTCCCATCTATCGAGTCTTTAGATAAACTTACCTGATAATAACTTTCTCCACCATATACAAACTGAATTGCATCAGAGATTGCACCAGAAGCACCAGGGATAGTTTTATCGTCTGCATCCTTATCTTGGAATAAACTTGAACCTTTTAAAGATCTAGGATCTCCTGATACAACTTTTACAAATAAATCTTCAGTTATACTATAATCAGCATCAGATGGTTTTAATAAGAACTCCGATGGTTTAATGACTTTAACTCTTTCACCATAAAGAGCTTTGAATAAAATTTGATATGACTGTTCTGTACCTTTTGTTCTATAAAAATCTTTAACCTGTCTAACAAAATTAACTTTATTTAAATTATCTGATAAAGATCTATCCTCAAAACCAGGAGCAAAAGAAGTCTTAAGTTTATTGAAGAATTCACGAATAAAGAGGTTAGATAAATTATATACTTTAGTAGTACCAGTATGTGCAGCACCAACTGAAGTATTAAAACTAAGAAGATCTGGTCTTGTAGGTTGATCTAAGTTGTCTATTCCACTAAAACCTCTTAGACACCCAGTGAATGAATTAGTTGTAATTCCTGTATATGATATAATCTCATCATCAATTTTAAGCAATCCATAAGTCTTTGGCCAACCATCTGTACTATCAACTGTAATGGTATCAGTATAAGACTCAATATCTGTACTTAACCCAACATATGATGTTAATGCAGCACCAACATATGTCTGAAGTTTGGTATATCGGTCAATATTTTCTCCAATATCAGTTGGACCACCTTGATATTCTTGAGAAATATAGTATTGTTTTAGAAAATCAACAAATAATGGGCTATCAGTAGCCACAAACTCTGGCAATTGATTTTCAATTACCTGACTAATTTTAACCCTTTGGATTGAGGTGTCAATCATCTGTATTTACGTTTTCTCTAATGTTTATGATGTTGAGGAATTAGATGATCTAATAACTTTTGGTTTTTGTTTTCCTTCGTTATAAGAGTAACTGGATTCTCTAGTAAACCTAGAACCAGAAGTATTTTCACCAGAAGAAATAACATCAGGAACCATATTAATACTAGTATTTGTCATATCAAGTTTTACATATAAATCACGCAAACCAACCACATCATTAGACTCTGGTATAGCTTGAACTTCGACTATATTGCCGGCAAGTGTCGTACTAGTAATATTAATAGTATCTATAAGAATTTCACCAATGTCATATTTAACTGTACCTATATTTTTCTTGACAATATTGACTTCACCACTAGCATCTGCATTATAAAGAATAACATTACCTCTTGTATCATTTACTACCTCATCAGCGAGGAAAACTTCACCAATAATTCCATCAACAACAAATCCAGTAGAAATTATGTTATATCTACTGTCTTCTACGTGGAATTTACCACCAAAACAGAGTTCATATTGAGCCCACTTACCAATTTCAGCTTGTAAGTTCCTTCTCATGATAACTCTAGTAATATTTGATGTAATACAAGTACTTACACCGTCAATTAGAGTCTGAATCTTACTATATCTCAGTCTTCCACCAAATTGGTTAATATCAGCAGAACCAGCGTACTGTGTTAATGCATTAGATACGACAGATTTTAATGTTTCTGGATCATCACTACAATTTGTGTTATAATATGCAAATATATCTAATTCTACGAACAAATATTTAAGATCTATGAATTCTGGGACAATTCCAGCAACAGAATAGTTCTTTAACTTCTGTGTTAACTCTCTTTTAGTGAAATCTGACAAATAATCACCATTTCTTGGTTTTGCAGAGATAAACACCTTACCATATTTGGGTGGAGTCAGTTCTTCACCACCATAAGCGGTAACAGACTCAATATTTGGGAAAATTTGACCTAAAACGGTCTCATAATCAGATGCAGTGACTGCTCTATACTGTGCAGCATAGACACGAGGTGCATAATACTTAACTGAAGTGATAGATTCAACATTATCACCATCTCTTGCGACTTCAGTAGTCGTTACGAGTGAAACATTACTTGAATCAACTGCAGCATTGTCTTGATCGACTAATGTTCCAACAAAACTGAACTCAGAAGCACCATTTCCACCTCTACCACTCGTAGTAATGTATGTTGCTTGAATATAATTGTTATTTTCTAACTTTTTACCAATAATTCCGTCACCAAAGAGAACTTCATACTTCTCATCTTCAATTTCTTGAATAAGATACGACGATGAAGTAGAAGTAATACCAATAATATTGTTAATTGGAGTATAAGTGACCTTAGTTGTTGAAGCTTCTGTTGGTTTTACCTTAATTTTGAGTGTAGAAGTGTCAATAAAGGGATTTGGAAGGACAAAACGTTGATTTGACTGTGCTGTATTAACTGTAAAGTTATTATTGATAAACATTCCTTCATATATCTCAATATCATTGAATCTTGCGATACCATTAACAACATTTACTGTAATATCTTCTGGTAAAGAGAAAATAAAGTTAGAATTTTCAGCAACACCATTACAAATTAGACCAGCTTTTAGTGTTACAGTGACAGATGAGTCAATTCCTGTGATAAGAAACGATATTTTTGCTCTTGCAGCACGCCTAGAACGAGGTACATACCCAATATTACGTGCAAGAGAGACAACATTCTCCCTCAACGTAGCAGAATCTAAGAAAGATTCATTAACTGCCATGTTTGTGTTGTAGGCAGTGGTGTAAGTATTGTATGCTAATGCGTCAATTATGACTGAAAGGTTAGAACCTTCGAAATCATAGTCAGTAAAGTTCGAATTCGCACCCAAATAGTCACGAATTGACTGTTTTATTTGATCAAAGTCTAAATTTGCATACTGTCCGAATGAACTAGGCATTATATTCTAGCGGTTTGGAGGATAAATTCTACATTCTGAGTTTGAATCGGTAGTCCAACAATATCATATTGAACTCTGACCTCTAATTCATAAGAATCTGGAGGCATATCTACAAATATTTCAACATTGTTAACTCTGGGTTCAAAATTAGCAAGAGACGTTCTGATCTGTTCCTGAATATTAACAAATTCAATATCAGTAGTCAGTTCAAAAAGTGCATCATTAGCATTACTACCAAAATTTGGGACAAAAGGTTTTTCCCCAAAAATGGTTTTGACAATATTTTTAACAGATTGTTTAATAGAGTCCTCATTGGTTAAAGAAATTATATCGTTTGTAACAGGGTGACGTTTAAACGATAAGCTAATGTCTTTAAATGCTCTAGATCGAGTTAACACTTATAAAAGTAGTCGGATTCTGTTTATATTTAGACATAATTATAATACTTTTTTACCACTAAACTCGTCAATTTCTTCCTCATCAGTGATTTTTTCGTGTAAATCCTTGTCCCAACGTGTTTTCTTGGTCTTTTTTAACATATCATCGTTAAAAACTTCCTGAAGAAGGTTGGATTCGTCGAAATTAGTCATTTTTCATTTTCCTATAGGACTATTTACCTGTTTAATATTTTTCAATTGCATGAAAAAACCCCTGGTTTCCCAAGGGGTTGGTCTATCTTCCCTGACCACGATACTTTTTCCTGCGACCATTACGAGATGTAGCGGAGAGTTTCGAGTATTGAGACTTTCC